TCGTCCTCCCAGAGGTAGCGGAATTCGTGGACCGGGAGCCCGGAAGCGCTGCCGACCAGGCGCGCGCCCTTCTTGACACGGCGGTCGGACAGCCAGCTCGTGAGCGCCGAGGATCCGGAAGGCGAGCCCAGGTAAGCGCCGCCGAGCGACCCGCCGAGCCCGGCGATCCCGCCGAACAGCGCGTTGGAATTGGCGCTGTTGGCGTTGAAGGCGTTGAGGTTCCCCTGGTAGGCATTCCAGGCGTTCTGCGACGTGTTGGTGGGCTGGATCTGGACCTGCCCGGCCTGCGGGTACTGCGGCATGAGGGCCGCCAGGTCCGAGAACTGCAGCTGGTTGGCCGTGTTGCCGAGGTTCGCGTTGGACAGCTCCTGCCCGAAAAGCTGCCCCTGCAGGCCGATGCCCTGACCGACCGCCTGACCGGCCAGTGCGGACTCGGTCTGGCCCTGCGTGCGCCCGAGGTTCTCCTGCGCCGTGTTCCACGCGTCCGAGCCCTGGGTGATGCCCTCCGAAGCGAGCTGGTCGTTGAGGCCAGTCGACTGCTGCTGGAACTGCGGCGTGAGCAGGTTCATGCCCGAGCCGTAGACCGTGTTCTCGGCGTTCGTCACCGAGTTGTCGCCCATGGAAACCGGGTTCACGCGCGACTGGATCGGCGAGTAGCCCGAGGCGCCGACACTGCCCTGGACGTTGTTGAGCTGCGCGCCGCCCAGGGATGGATTGAGGGAAACCGTGTTGCCGTAGATCGGCGCGCCGGTGGTCGGGTCGGTCCCGGTGATGCCCCAGGTCGAGCTGCCGAGCGGATTGGAGTAATTCGGGTGCGCCAGGACGGCGTTGTAATTGCCGGTGGCGATATTGCTCTGGGTCTGTCCCTGGCTGATCGCGTTGGGATCGGGTGCGGCCGGCGCGCTGCTCTTCGAGCCCATCTATGCCGCCTTGCGCAGCGCCAGGAACCGGCACTCGGCGCGCGTCATGGTGTAGATCAGCAGGTCGCCCTTGGGCGCCGCATCCTTTACGCGTGCTTCCATGCGGAATCCCAAGTGTTCATCGAGCCTCCTGGCCTCTTTGTTGGTCGAGTCGACCAACCCGATGATCTTGTGGACCCGAAGCTGCTCGAACGGATATCGGAATGCCGCAGTCAGGAATTCGCGTGTCATCCAGTCCGAGCCTTCGCCGGCGACGTGCATGGCGATGGTGCGGCCATTGTAGTGCTCGTAAGTCACCCCGGCAACAAGGGCCTCCGAGGCGCCTTCGATCTTGGTCAGGCCGATCGCCTGGACGCCGGAATTGGGGAAATACTGCCCGCCGGTGCGCGCGGCGACCCACGGGCCCACGATATCTGGAACACCCAGCAGCAGCCGCCTCAAATCCCCTCCCCAGGCACCATCATGTAGTCGATCGAATAGAGCTGGACCTGCGCCGAAGTGCTCGCCGTCTGCAGCCGCAGCGACGCGCAAAAGCCCTTGCCCAGCACCCCCTCCCAGGCCAGGCGCACCGAAGGCCCGGACTGCCAGTAGCTCACGTTCCACAGCGCCACGTTCCACTGCGGCTTGCCGGCCACCGGCGTGCCGAGCGAGGCGATCGGCGGCGTGATGGCAAAGTCGGTCTGCAGCGCGAAGGTCGCGGTGATCGGCGCATCCGAGTAGAAGATCGGGCGCACCATGCCGAAGGTCTTGAGCGTGCCCTCATCGCCGAAGTAGTTGAAGGCCGGAACGAGGTCGGTCTGGATCGGCACTCCCAGGTCGTTTTCCCCGGTGTCCGCCTCGATCACGACCTGATTGCCGCCGTAGAAAAGCTGGTCGCCCATCAGCGCCCAGCACGACGCGTTCCAGCCGGTGAACTTCGTCCAGGCCCCGGTGAGCTGCTGCCGGACGTACTGGTACTGGATCGATTCGTTGACCTGCGGGACGTTGAGGATCAGTTTGTTGCCGATCGGGTGCAGGATCGGCTGCCAGCCGAAGTTGCCGCCGTATGCCTGCACATCGGAATTGATCAGGTTGCGGATCTTGCTGGTGACCGCCTCCACGCCGATCTGCGAGCGCTCGTCGAGCTGCGATTGCGAGAGGCACGAAAGCCCGTCGACCGTGAGCACGTAGACGTCCGCGCCGACCTTGACGCAGCAGCGCCGGCCGATCGGGCGGCCGATCCGAAAGCGCCCGGTAAGGGACCAAGCCCCTGGCAAGGTGGGGTCGTTTCCCTGGTAGATCAGGACCTCGCCGTTGCTCGAGATGAACGCCGCGTAGTCGAGCGGGCCCGTCATCGTGAGCGCATTCCAGTCCGCAAAGGCCATCAGGTACCCGCCCATCGTGAACTGGCTCGCCAGGTCGATGGTCGAGAACGCGCCGCCGACCTGCAGCACCGGCAGGATGTGAAACCGGCAGGAATTGGCCTCGATGAAAAGAAGGCGCCCCTGCCAGGTGTAGACCTGGATGAGCGACTGCAGGTTCGACGGGCCGCCGGTTAGCGAGATCGGCGAGCTGGCATTGGTGACCTGCTGCCAGGTCGAGCCGCTGTAGAGCTGCGGGAAGTCGTTGCCCGTGACCACGTACATCCACTGCGCGGCGACGTTTCCGAAGTTCGTCGACTGCGCGCGCGCCGAGGTCTGTCCCGTGACCACCGCGGCGCCGACGGCCCCAGGGCTGGTGACGTCGTAAATCCCCGCGCCGCTGCAGGCGAACAGCTTGTTGCTGCCGTTTTGCAGCGAGTACGGGAGCAGCGAATCGACCCAGCCAGGAAGCCCGGTCGCCCACGAAACCGAGCCGTTCCTGACCTGCAGCGCCGTGGTCTGCGGGAACCAATTGACCATCAGCACCGCGTCGGTCGGCGGCATTTCGCTGATGGAATCCCGAGCGTTCAGCCCCCCTACCGGAGCGGGGACCGAACGCTTGACCGAGCGCTGCTTGGTCGCAGCCATTACACAATACCGATTTCACCCTCAGCTTCGAAGGTCAGCGCGGTCGCCGTGCCTGCGCCGCCGACCAGGAAGTCGGCGACGTCCAGGCGCAGCTGCCCGAAGCCCTCGATGTAGGAGTTGGCCGGGACCGAGGTGCCCTGCGCGATCACTTCCGTGCCCGCCGCGTTGCCGCCGGTGGCGCCCAGCCAGAGGGATGCCGTCGCTGCCGAGCCCGTCTTGTTCACGATCCGCCAGTGGCGCAGGATCAGGTACGTGTTGGCGTTCGTGCCCGCCACGCCCGTGCCGCCGGTGAGCGTCGGCGGATTCAGGATGTTGGTCGTCAGGGTGGTCGTGAGGGCCACGGGCCCGAATCGGACGATCTTGTTCGCTGCCATGGAAATGCCCTTTCTTCGTTAAGACCAGTTGCCTACCGTGGCAACGGTGGCTGACCCGACGGGCCAGATCCGGAAGCGCGATCCCAGGCCCACTACCGCGGCCGCTGCGACGCCCAATGATACTTGCGGGATGAGAGTTCCCGCTACCGTCACGCGGACAAAGCCGGTGATCCGCGCCCAGCCGACCGTGTTGGTCGTGGCCGTGGCGATGGCGACGTTGGCCGCCGTGTTGAACGAACTTTGCGGCGACGCAGCGGTGGCCAGAGCCGCCTTGTTGGCGAACGCGGCCCAGTTCTGGGTGAACGTGGCAGTTCCGCCGAGGGCGAAGCCGAACGAGCCGCTCGTGGCCGACATGGACGAGAGGTTGAACTCGCACTCGAACTCGTAGGTGCCGACGGTCAGGGTGACGGTGCCATTGGCGCTCGCGTTGAATAGCTTCTGCGCCGCGGTCTGGCTGGTGAGGGTGTACGTCGAGGCGAGCATGCACAGCTGCTCGGCGTTGACCACCCCGCGCTGCGAGACGGTCGGGGTGAAATACGGCACGACGCCGTCGTACTCCAGGACGCCGGCGGTCGGGCTGGTCATCAGCACGCCGGTATTGAAGCCGATCGCCGCCAGCGATGCAGTGCCGGCCGGCAGGTTCAGGTATCCGTTGGCGGCCGCGGCCGCGTTCACGCCGAGCACCCCGGCGTCGGTGAGCGCCAGGATCTGCGCCGAATAGGCGCTGTTGAGGATCTCGAAAATGCCGCCCTGCACCCGGATGAACTTGGTCTGGGTCGTCGAGCCGTTGCCGGTGAGCCGGATGTTGGCGCCGTTGGTCCCGGTGTCGGTGAGGTAAAGCATGTTCGACGAACCGCTGGTCGTGATCGCGATGCCGTACCCTGCAGCTCCCAGGACCGTGAGCTGCGCCAGGAAATGGCTGTTGCCGGCGAGCATCGCCAGCGCGGCAGAGAGCGCGTCGTCCGAGAGGTCGTCGGCGACGAAATGCGCTGCCGGCCCAGCGGGTCCGGCAATCCCTTGGATGCCCTGCACCCCCTGCATGCCCGGCAGCATCATGGGCTCGTCGGCCTCGGGCGCCTCAAGGAAAACCGCGGGACCCACCGGACCGGGAGCGCCTGTCGATCCATTCGCGCCGGCAGGTCCGGGTGGGCCTGGGAAAACGAGCGTTTCGTCTGGATACTCTGCTTCCAGGAACGTCGCCGGTCCAGCCGGTCCAGGAGCACCCGTGACGCCGACGCCGGGAGGACCAGGCGGCCCTGGAATGATCATCGGCTCGTCCGGATAGTCCGCCTCGAGGTAGGCGGCAGGGCCAACAGGTCCGGGAGCCCCGGTGGCCCCAGGAAGGCCAGCAGGGCCGGGAATCGAGAGCGGTTCCTCGGCCTCCATCGCATCCAGGAACACGGCTGGCCCTACGGGCCCAGGTGCCCCGGTCGCTCCCGGCGCGCCAGGCGGACCAGGCACCACCATCCCGTCGTCGCCCTGGTCGCCGTCGATCGCGATCGGCATGGCGGCCACGCCCGGCAGCCCTTGAGCTCCAGCAGGCCCCTGCGGCCCAGGCGGACCCGGCTGTCCTTCGTCTCCTTGATCTGCGTCAAGGAATACCGCCGGGCCGACCGGGCCCTGTGCGCCGGTATTGCCCTGCAAACCGGCCGGGCCTACAGGACCCGGAATCGGCATCCCGTCGTCCCCGTCCGAGCCGTCGACGGCGATCGGCAGCGCAGCGACGCCGGCGATGCCCTGCGGGCCTGCGGGACCCATGGGACCTGGAATGGGCTGGCCATCGTCCCCAGGATCCCCGTCCAGGGCAAACCCAGGAGGGCCGGCCGGCCCGGTGGGTCCAGCCGCGCCGGTGGCGTTGACCGTGACCACGCCGGTGCCGCCCACGGGCGAGATCGTGACGTTCGTGCCGGCGATGATCTGCGAGACGCCGGCCCCGCCGCCACCGCCGAACTGGTTGCCCTGGACCACGAAATTCAGGCCCAGCGGATCGACGCACTGGAGCGCGGCCAGGCCTAGCGCAGGGATCGAGAGCGGCGCGTTGACCGTGCCGCCGTTGATCGAGCCGCCCACCGGAGGGTAGAGCGCGAGCGCGTTGGTCCCGAGATTGCAGATCTCGATGACGTCGGCCGGCGTGTTCGTCGGCGGCAGGATCGCGCCCGTGCCAGCGGCGACGGTCGAAAAGACCGTGAGCGCGGAGACGATCTGGTACGCGGTGCCCTGGTTGGTGCCGGTAGCGACGATCCCGATCTGGGTGTCGCCGATGATGTTGCGAGCCTGGTTGGCGGTCAGCGCGGCGGCCAGCAGCCGCTGCATGATCGACATGGGCTATGTCCCGTAGCCGGTGTCCGGGATGTTCTGGATCCCGACCAGGACCTGAGAGAGCCCCGGCGCCATGGAGAGCATCGGAGCGCCCTTGTCCTTGGCCTTGGCGATGGTGAGCAGGCGCTGGTAGTCAGCTTCCTCAGCGGTGGTGTCCATGCCCTTGGCCTGCTTGTACTTGCGCTTGGTTAGCGAGATCAGCAGCCGGTCGTCGAAGATTGCGGTGTCGGTGTCGAGCAGGAACGCCGACTGGCCAGTGCCGGTCGTTGCGTTCTGCGCCCAGAGGTTCGAGACGTACTCAAAGCCCAGGTATTCGGCCGTCGACAGGCCGGGCCAAGTCTGCAGGAAGTTGCCCATGCGGCGCCAGCGCACCCGAGGGCCGGTGCTGATGTACCCGCTCTTGAGCCATTGCCACTGCTGCGGCGTCTCGGGCCCGAGCATTTCCCAGTGCTTGGACTTGTCCCACTGCGTGCGGTCGGTGATGCGATCGAATCCGGCCGGCATCGGGTACTTGGTCTGCGCGAAACTCACCGCGTAGCCGCTGGCCGTAATGGTCGCCGGCTGGCTCATCGTGACCTGCGAACTCGAATCGACCGACACCACGTAGCTATCCTGGCTGATCGCGGCCGAGGTCAGCACCATCCAGGTACCCGCAACGATGCCAGCGGTCGAGGCGAGCCCGGTGATCTGCGGCAGTCCGGCGGTGAAATTGCCCGTCGTCGTCAGGAACTGCGTCGTGAAACGGTACTCGGTCTCAAGCGCTTGCCAGTCCCACTCCTGCACCAGCTCGAGGCCGGCCGCGTTGATCAGCGCCAGGATCTGGATCGCGTCCGGGACCTGATTGCCGATGAACGAGGTCTGGACGGCAATGCCGACCTCAGCGCAGATCGAAGCGCCGAGGCCGGACTGGCCGCCCAAGGGAGAAGGCATCAGGCCGCCTGCGCCTGCTCACGCAATCGGCGCGCGCGCTTCTCGGTCTGGCTCAACTCCGGCTCTGGGGCCGGTGCGGCTGGCGCAGTGGCTTCGGCTGCTTTCGCGGCGCCTTGCAGCGCTCCCAGCCGGGCAACCGTGTCCTCCAGGTCCTTGATGCGTTGCGCCATGGCGTCGCGCTCGACCACCGCCTGCTGCGCCTTGGCCGAATCATTGGCGACCTCCAGGAAGGCCCGTGCTTTGTCGCGGAAGGTGTGCGGGCTCATGCCGCAGGCCATGCCGATCTTGGCCAGGTTGCCGTCGGTGCAGTTGGCCACGTGCTCGACCGTCTTGAATCCGAGCGTCCTGAGCTGGAACGCGATCGAGCGCGTGATCGCCGGCCATTCCTCGAGCAGCCAGCCCTCGACCTTCGAATTGTCGGTGGCGTTCTGGAACAGCGCCCAGTGCCGCGGGAAGCGCTTCTTGTCGTCCTCGTTCAGAGGCCGCTTGATGATGTTGAGCTGGTCGCCCGGCACGCGGATCGTGATGAAATCGACCTCGCGATAGACCGGATGGCCGGCCTTCTCGGACTCCACGGGTATCTCGATGGGTTCCTTGTAGATTTCAACCCAGAGCTTCTCGCCCTCGGTGTCGGAGATCAGTGCTTCGGACATTGTGTTGCCCCTTTGAAAACGGGCCAGCCCCGAAGGGCTGACCCAGTCCAGCCAGCACCCGGAATTAGGTGATGGCGCCCTGCGCGAACGGCCGCTTGATATCCAGGACAGCGCGCAGCGCGTCGAGCACGATCGCGGTCGAGCCGCTACCGAGCGTGACGCCGCTTGCCGTCAGGAACATCGAGTTCAGGACCTGCTTGGAGGCCACGACGGTGCTGGAGATCACCCCGTTCGCGGACTGCCAGTAGGCGCTGTTGCCGGCCGTTGGCGAGGCCGATACCTGCACGATTGCGGCCCCGGACACTTGGAACCAGCCGTAGCAGCCGCCGAACAGCGACGTCATCGCCACGGCGAGCGGCACGCCCGAGTTGGCCGTGCCGGCCCAGCGGTTCGCGGTCATCACGATGGCGCCCGAAACCAGCGTCGGCGTGATCGTCACGGTATCGCCCGCCGTGATGGCCGAAGCGACGTAGGAGCCCGAGCCGACGTAGGCCAGCGCGGTGTTCAGCGCGAAGGTCAGCGTCGTGCCGCTCGGGACCGACAGCACCGTGAACGTGCCGTTGAACGCCGACGGGGTCGAGCCCGTGATCAGGATCAGATCCCCGACCTTGAGGCTATGGCCCGCGCCCGTGGTCATCGTGGCGACGCCGGCGGCGACCGTGATGCTCGAAATGGTCTGGCCAGCGATGCTCGATGCGGGACCCGCCAGGTAGATGAACTCGCCCGAACCCAGGACAGGGTCGGTCGCGATCACTTCCTGGCCCAGCGGGTGGTTCTGGACCGTCGAGGGCAGGTACAGGTTCTGGATCGGCTGAAAGCCGGCGTCGGTAGGAGCTTCGATGCGGTAAGTCATTTCGCTCCCCTTATGCCGTCAGCGAGCCGCAGAACTGCGGACCGCGACTGGTGAGATTTCCGGCCCAGCCGACCAGCTTCACGATGGCGTCCTGATTGACCGCCTGACGCTCGCCGCCGATGGGAACGAAATTCCGATCCTTGTGAGGACGGAACCGCGTGAAGTTCGTGTTGATGAACCAGGCGTGGTTGGCCGTCGCGTTGGAGCCGATACCACCGTCGAGCACGACGTCGGCGGTCATGCCGCCACCGTAGAACTTGACCGTAGAAAAGCCGGCACCGGACAATTTCGCATCGCCCTCGGACTGCACGCGCTGGATTGCCTGCAGGCTCGAGATGTAGAAGGCGAAGTAGTTGTTGTCCATGACGATCAGGTCGGCGCGGTCGCGGCCGCGGACAAGTTTGATCGCCAGCTGGGTCATGTACGACTGGATGCTGGCCGCGCTCACCGCCGCCCCGCCGTTGTTCAGGCCGGAGAAGTTTTGCGAGCGCCAGAACGTCCAGACCGAGCGGTCGATGCCGCCGTAGACGCCCGAGTTGGGCGAATCCGGGACAGCGGCCTGCAGGCCCGTGATGTTCTTGCCGGAGTTGCCCGTGCCGTCGAGGTAAATGTCGGCGGCGATCCGGTTCATCAGCTGCTTCTCGGCGACTTCGATTCGACCATCGAGCATGTCGATGATCTCTTCCTTGCCGGCATTCTGCAGCATTTCCAGGCCACTCATCGAAACCGATGCGTAGTACTGGATGATGTTGAACTGGGCTGCCGAAATCGGGGAATTCGGCGAAATGTTGAGGGTCTCGTAGCCCGAGTACGAGTTTGCGTTCTGCGTGGTCGGGTCGGTGTACATGATTTCTTCCAAAATCACGTTACCGCCGGAGAAGGGCTTGACCCCGTCCTTCTCCTTGATCCGCAGAAGCAAGGCGTTGTTGTTGAGCACGTTGTCGGCCAGCTCGCCGGTACGAGACTGAATGCTCGTGGCGATGACGTCCGAGATCGCGCTGTTGGCAAATGCCATTAGGCTTCCTTTCTGAAATTAGACGCGACCGCTCCCGCCAACGTGCTGATCGAACGCAGCAGCGATGGCCTCACGGCGACCCTTTGGGGCTGGCCCTCCCGCGGTTCCCGTTGGTGTACTGGAACGCGGCGAAAACGCATTTCCCCTGGCAGCCTGGGCTGCCTTTGCCTTGCGCTCGCGCTCTGCCTTTTCCTGCGCGGCCCGTTGTGCGGCCTGCTGGGACTCGAACAGATCGTCGTGAAGGCGAATGGCCTTGGTGTAGGCGTCTTTCAGATCGGATGCGGTCCCGGCTTGTATCAGGCGCCCCATCGTCTCTCGAACTGCTTCAAAGTGCTCGTTGGCCGGGTCCTCGCCGAAGCGTTGTAGCTCCGTGTTGACCTCGGCCAGCACAGCGGCCTCCTGGGCAGTATAGAACCCCTGGACCTGCTGCTGCAAGCCATTGACCTGCTGCAGCAGGCGCTGCGTGACCTGGTCCATCTGGGGCGCAGCCCCGCGCTGCTGGCCCTGCAGCTGCTGGATCATCTGCACCGGCACCCCGTAGGACTGTGCGATCTGCATCCAGGTCTGGAACTTCTGCTCCGGCGTTCCCTTGGCCAGCGTTGCAACGGTCACCGCTACGTCGGCCAGGAAGCGGTCCGGCGGCACGCCGACGCGCTGCAGGTCCTCGCGGATCGGCGAGAGCGCCTGCTCGATCAGGTCGAAATTCTTGGCCTTGGCCTTGATCGGCTCCACGCCCCGCACCTGCTCTTCCTCGCGGGTGTGCAGGTAGGCGCGGACCTCGGGCGGGAGCCCCTTGAACTTCTCGCGCTGCTCGGGCTTCCAGGATTTGGGAGCCTCGGCGTACTTGTCATCGACCGGCGCGGCCGCGGGCTTGGGCACGAATTTGCCGTCCGGCGAGCGGCCGTTGGCCGGCTCCTGCTCTCCGGCATCCTGGTGCTCTCCGGCGAGCGCTTCACCGCCCAGGTCCCCGCCGGCTTCTTCGGCCTGCCGTGCAGCCAGATCCTCTAGCGGATCCTTCCCCGCCTCCACCGCATCGAAAGCGTGGGCCAGCACATCGCGTCTTGTGGACTTTGCCATTTCAGCCTCTCAGTTTCTGGTCGACCAGGTCGGCCACCAGCTTCTTGCGCCGGGCGGCGCTCTCGGCCGGAACCACCATGTCCCGGTCCTTGTTCAGGTTCTTGGTCAGCGGCGTGAGGTCGTTGCCGATCTCCCGGCAGTTGTGCTCGCGCAAGTGCTCGCGGTGCTCACGCCGGCCGTGAATCATCTGGCCGGTGATCATCGATTGGTAGGGGGCGAGATCAGGCTGAAAATGCGGCGCGGTGACCACCCGGTGCATGGGCTCGCCGCAATGCAGCGGCAGGTCATGGTCCCGGACGGCGATCGAGCGAAAGACGTCGTCCTCGGCCTCGCAGACGTCACACTTGACCCGGTACAGCGGCATCGTTGCCCCCCTGTTGTGCAGCGTTGGCGGCGCTGATCTGCGCCCCGGCAAGCGTGGTCTCCTTGCCGATTTCGGCGACCTCCAGGCGCGTCGCGCGGTCCAGGCGCGCCAGGACGAACTCGAGCATCTGGTGCGTGCGTTCCTGCCAGCGCTCCTGGGCCATGCGCTGCTGCTCGAGGCGAGCCTCCATGGCGGACTGGAGCGCGTTGCGGTGCGCCTCGGCCGCGTCACGCTGCTGGTCGGCCCAGACCTTGAGCTGCTCGCGCTGCTTGTCGGCGGCCAGTTCCATCTGCGTGCGCTGCTGGTCGGCCTGCAGCTCGACCTGCTGCTGCTGGGAATGGGCCTGCGTCTCGGCCTGCGCCTTGACCATGGCCGGATTGGGCGGCGGCGGCGCGCCGGCGTTCTTGCGCAGCAGGTCGATGGCGTTGTCCAGCGCCCCCTCGATGGTCTTGCCGACCCGAAAGCCGGTGATCCCGAACTTGAACAGCTCGCCCAGGATCGGGCCCATGGCGGGTGTTTGGGTTGCAGCCTGCATCGTCTTTTCGAGGAACGCGCCGACCGCGGAGAGGAACTCCATGCGGTCCTGCTTCTCCTGCGCCTCGTCCATCTGCACCAGCGAGTCGGCTTCGATATCGACCCGGAAATCGCGCAGGACGCGGTCCTGAAGCATCGCCATGGCCGGCTGGACGTACTTCTGGTCCTCGGGCAAAAGCTGCGCCGCGCCGCCGATCTTGGCCAGGTACTCGGGCTGGTAGAGCCGGCACATGACCTGCGCCTTGATCTGGATGATCTCGCCGGCGAACTGCGCGACCTGCCGCTGCGTCTCGCGCATGCGCAGCGTGCCGAACTGGCCCTTCTGGCGCTCGGCGGTCGCGGTGGCCGCAGGGTCGTTGGTGCCGCGCATGAGATCCGAGATCCCGGTGATCTCGTAGACCTGATCGACCGCCTCCTTGCGCGCCGCGTAGGCCGCCTCGAGGCCTTGGACGATGGGCTCCAGGTCCACCAGGTCGACCGCGCCCTGCAGGCCCTTGGCCTCGGCGAACGCGGCCCAGTTCTTCACCGGGACAAGGTCGTTGTTTCCCGTCTCCTGGAACAGCCGGCGCAGCTCGGGGATCGCCGCGTCGTAGACCCCGCGGATCTTGAGCGCCTTGATCAGCCCGTCGATGCGGTCCGAGATCGTGTCCAGCTCGGTCGCCTGGTCCTGGTAGAGCGCGAAATCCGGCGTCGGAACCAGGGAATCGTTCGTGATCGTGGCAAAAAGCGGCTTCGGGCATGGCCAGAAGTTCTCCAGGCCCAAGGGATCGTCCTTCTTGTCCAGGAGCTGGCCGACGCCCTTGCACAGCCAGACGACGCACTTTTTCTCCTTGTCCCAGATCTCATACACCCGCGCGCGGTTCTTGGGCTCGTTGGGCTGCAGGCGCTTGACTGTGTTGTTGCCGGTCTGGCTCGCATCGAGCGGGATGCGGTCGGCCATTTCCGAGCCGAAGCGCTCGCGCAGGCTGTCGCGCGAAAGATACACAATGCGCCAGACGCAGCCGACCTCTTCCCAGGTCCGCGCCACGGTGTGCCCGAAGTCGCTCCAGGCCACGTAGTCGACCGGGCTGGACTCGAAGTCGATTTCCTCGGCCGGCTCGCCCTCTTCCGATTCGCCGGAAGGTTGATCTGCATCAAGGGAAGCCGGATCTTCCGGCTGATCGCCGTCGTTCTGCGCCTGGTCGTCGGTGACCTGGACCTGCGGCACCAGGTGCGGCTCGTAGCGCACCCAAGAGGTCCCGCGGCCCGGCAGGAAGCGGTCCTGGACGCACGCCTTCATGGTGGCGCGGAAGTCGTCGAAGTGCTTCAGCTCGAACTCGAGCGCCCGCTCGAGCAGCAGGGCGGCCACGCGGCCGACGGGGTCGTTGTCCCGGAAGCGCCGGCTCACATCGGGCTGCGGCATCACCGAGAAGGTAGCCGGGATCAGGAGCTGGACGTTGGACCAGAGGATGTTGAACCGGACGCCCTCGTTGTCCTGCTTGCTGGCGTCCTTGGCCTCCTGCTTGTAGCGCTGCAGGATCTTCTTGCAGCGCTTGTGCCAGTTGGCGACCTCCTTGTCGTAGGCGGCGATGTAGCCCAGGTATTCCTGGGTCTCGTCGTCGTATTGCAGCGCGGCCATCAGGTGGCGACGCCGGCCGCCGCGGTGATGGTGCCCCCGACCACGACGTACAGGCCCTGGGTGAACTCGAAGCAGAGCAGCACGCTCGCCCCGGCCGTCAGCGTGAGCACCGGGGTGATCGGGTTCGTGGTCTGAGCGTTGTTCGAATCGTAGAACTGGAGCGTGCCGCCGGTCGTGGTGCCGACCACGACGGTGAGCAGGACGCCGGGGACCTTGAGCAGCTGCGCGGTCGCCGAGATCTGGATCGGGCTGCCGGCGATTTGCACCTTGTTGGACATTCGGCGCTCCTATCGGTAATTTCCGGCGATTCTACGGGGAAAATCGCCACGCCTGGGGCGAAATTTCGTCAAATCCGCTCCCGGCTGCGAATCATGGACTCGTGCTCGTCCAGGTAGTCCTGGATGGTGAGCGGCGCCGGGTTCAGGAAGTCGAAAGTCTTGGCCGGGTCCTCAGGGATGATCTCGGACATGACCTGGCAGCCGTAGCTGAAGGCGTCCCCAGGGTGCGAGGCCCAATCGTGCTTGGGCTCCTTGCTGAAGGTCTTGGTCTCGTCGTTGTACTCGAACTGCCAATTCCGCAGGCCGTCCAGGCCATCGGCGCAGGCCGTCTCGGCGAATGCGCAGCGCTTGATCACCCTGCGCGCGGCGTTGATCCGGTCCGTTTTCCTGGCCACCGGGACGATGGCGACGTGGTCCGAGCCGAAAGCCGCGGCGAAGCGCCCGATCGCGGTGTGCTTGGACTGGAACGTCTTGGCCTTGGCGTCGTGCGGAAGGTGGATCGTCCCGTACTGGTAGCCCTTCTGCGCCAGGCGAACGCACCAGTCGTCGGCATCCAGGCCCGAGGCGCCGTCGTAGGCGATGAGGTTGAACCCGCCGATGACAGGCTGCCAGAACCACCAGCTCGCCGTGTCGTGGAACCCAATGTCCGAGGAAACCATGACCGGAGCGCCCTCCGGGTCATAGCCGACGTGGTCCCCGACCCTCCCTTCCTGCTCGGCGCGCTCCACCGCCCGGCCCAGGACCGCACCCAGGATCGCGGCGTCGAAGCTGCAGTTGTACTCCTGCGCGTAGATCGCCTCGCCTTCCTCCTGCCCGAAGTCGTCGATGTACTGGCGCAGCTCGTCGGCCAAGCGCTCCGGAGTCAGGATGCCGGTGTCCTGCGCCCGCAGGAGCTGCGCGAAGCACCGCGGGTCCTTTTGTGCGGCGCGGAATGTCCGGGCGGCGTGGTTTCTCCCGCGAGGCGTCCCGACGAAGATCTGCCAGCCGTTGTTCTCGGCGAAGATCGGTCGCAGTATGGCGCGGGCCATGGGATTGGCTAGTGCCCACTCCGAGTAGACGATCCCGACGGGCGGCGAGCCGACCAGGGAGTTGAAGTTGTCCGAGCCCACGACCTGCCAGGTAGAGCCGTTCTTGAAAACGATGGTCATCTCGTTTTCGCGCGTAGCGGCGCGCAGCGGCAGCGGGAACGCCTCGTCGATCCGGCGCAGCCCGGTGTGCGGGTTGATGGCCGCCCAGATCGCCTTGCGCGCCTGGGACGCCTCCGGGAGCATGTGCCAGTAGTTGCCGACGCGCTCGTGGGCGGCGCAGGCGGTGCGGTGCAGCGCGACCTCGTCCTTGCCGGAGCGGCGGTGCCAGACGAGTTCGGCGTGCCGGCCGCCGTGCTCGAGGTAGCCCCAGACGGGAAGCTGGTAGGACCTCGGCTGCCAATTATTGGGCAGCTGCATCCGTGAACTTGCGCACCGAGACGCCGTCCGGCAGGCGTTGCTGGGGCGGCGTGACGTCGATCGGCGCCGGCCCAGGAGTGAACCGCACGATGTTGATCGTGAGGCCCCCAGGCGCCTCGTCCGCGTCCCGGTCGACCGTCCTCCAGCCGGCGCGCGCCTTCATCCAAAAAATAGCCGCCGTCACAGCCTCGCGCCCCTGGCCGGTGGCCATCCGGAACAGGTTGTTGGCGACCGCCGCCGTGGCCGTGACCGCCCCGGTATCGATCTCCGAGCGGAAGTGCTTGCGCAGGGTCTTGCCCGTGATCGGCTTGCCGGTCATCGGATTGACGATCCGGCTGCAGATCTGGTCCTCGTGGATCCCGAAGCCGACCAGCGCCAGGACCAGCTTGCGGTCGGCCGCTGTCGGGACGTAAGGCGGACGGGCCATGCCTACTCCACCACCACCGGAGCCTGGGAAAGGACCGCGAAGGTCCGCGCGTCGCCCTCGAGCGTCGCCTGCTTGCCGGTGAAATCCTGCCAGCGCTGCACCGCGACGTCGACGTAGGCTTCGGACAGCTCCATCGCCAGACAGGAGCGCCCGGTCTGCTCGCAGGCGATCATCGTGGTACCGGAGCCGGAAAACGGCTCGTAGACGGCCTGTCCAGGGTTTGAATTGTTCTCCACAGGACGGCGCATGCACTCGACGGGCTTCTGGGTGCTGTGCCCGGTCTCGGACTTGAAATGGTCGATGAACCAGACGGTGGATTGCTTGCGGCCGCCCACGTACTTGCCCGGCTGGCCGGCTTTCACGGCGTAGGCCACGACCTCGTGGTCGGCTTGCCAGTGCTCGTCGGCCTCTTCCTTCGTGGCGTAGTAGACCGGCTCGTGCTGCGCATGGTAGTCGCCGCGGGACAGGACGTGCCGCTGCTTCACCCAGACGATCTGGGCCCGTATGTTGAACCTGCACGCCTGCAGGCTGGCCGCGACCTCGGCCGCCTTGGTGCCGGCATGCCATACGTAGGCAACCGAGCACGGCGCCAGCGCCCAGGCTTCGCGCCAGTCCGCGCGATCGTCGTTCAGCACCTTGCCGAGGGCGGCGCCGCTACTACCCATTGCGGCCGCCCGCCAGGAAGCGTCGTAGTTCACGCCATATGGTGGGTCGGTGACCATCAGGTGCGGCCGCACCCCCCCCAATAGCTTGCCGACGTCATCCGCGTCTGTTGCGTCGCCGCACATGATCCGATGGCGCCCGCACAGCCATACGTCCCCTCGGGCCGAAACTGGACATTCCGGCGCCGGCGGCACGGCGTTCTCGTCGGTGAGCCCGGCATTGGGATCCGGCGCAAGCAGGATCGACAGCTCGTCCTCCCGGAAGCCGGCCAGCGACAGGTCAAAGCCATGCTCCTGCAGGTCCAGGATCTCCTGCTTCAGGACCTTCAGATCCCAGCCGGCGTTGAGCGCGAGCTTGTTGTCGGCCAGCAAATAGGCCTTGCGCTGCAGCGCCGTGAGCCCGGCCAGGACCAGGCACGGGACGGTGGCCAAGCCCAGCGCCCGCGCCGCCAGCAGTCGCCCGTGGCCGGCCAGGATGCCGCGGTCCTCGTCGAGCAGGATCGGGTTGGTCCAGCCGAATTCCTCGATCGAGGCGATGATCTCGCCGACCTGCGCCTCGTCGTGGGTCCGCGCGTTCTGCGCGTTGGGCACCAGAGAATCGACCGGCAAGAGCTGGATCTGGGGGGCTTTCATGGGCGGGACTTACCCTTGCTGCGGCGCAGTACACGCCCGGTTGATCCCGCGAATCCAGGCCGATTTCAGGCCCCAAAGACGGCGACGGACGTCGAGCAGAGCCTCAGCGCAGGCGGTCATTTCGGCCACCCGGTCAGGTCGTGGGACGCCGCGGCGAGCAGCGCGAGTACCACCAGGAAAGCGGCGATGGCGCAGGCGGGGAGGAAGAAGGACGGAAAGAAGATCAGCCCGAAGGCCAGGAATAGCAGCGCGAGCAGCATTGTGGCGCCTCTCGTTTCATTTCAAGGACTTGCGCGATTGTTTCACGGGAAACACTCCCATGACCGCGTCAGGACCGAATCATACCTCGCAAGGCGAGGGATTGCATAGCCCGCCGCCCCTCTTCGCCGCCGGCGCGCGCGGTCCGGTGCAGTTCGTGATCGGAGATCTGGCGCTTGCGCTTGTCGGCCTTGACGTACTCCTGGCCGACCTTCGCCGGGATGCCCAGGGCGGAGTCGCCGTGCGCGGCGGCCTCCATGGCGCGGTGTTGCTCTGGCGAGACGGATGGCATGGTGCCCGGTCGCGGCGGGTTGGACCCCGTGGACGTCTGTCTGGCAAACGGCCGCGTCAGGCGTTGAGGTTTCCCTTGAGTAGCAGGGCGGTGAGAGCGCGCTTGCCCTCCGGGCCGGCCTTCTTCGCCGCGGCGCGCAGCTCAGCGTCGGTCAGCGGCTTGCCCGAGTCGTCACGGCCCACGCCGCGCTTGGCGTCCTTGACCTCGCGCTTGCCGGACCCCTTCTTGTCGTCGTCGGCGTCGCCCGAGATGTGCTCGCGATCGTCGTCCAGCTCGCCGCGCTTTGCCATGGTCACAGGTCCTTGAACCAGCCCTCGATCTCCTGCAGGAGCGTCTTGGCGGTCATGGTGTGGAAGGCGGCAGGTATGGCCGCGATCTTGGCGCGCAGGTCCGTCACGATCTGGGCCTGGGCCTGCAGCTTCGCCTCTTCGGCGGCCAGCTTCGCGGCCAGCTGCTCGCCCAGGGTCGGAGCCGGCGCGGGCGCGGCGGTGTCCTTCGAGCCCACCGGCGTATCGGCAGTCGTCATGCCGACACGCTGGCCGCGTAGCCCTGGCCGGACAGGCAGACGAAAGTCGCCAGCTTGCCCACGGGCACCGAGAACGAGGCGTTCACGCCTCCGGTGGAGATCGTGCCGCCGACAGGCGGGTAGACCAGCAGCGGGTTGGCGCCGTGGTTGGCGATCTCGTAAATGTCGCCGGGAGAGCCGGTCGGGAGGATCGCGCCGCTGTTGAGCGCCACCGTGGTGAAAACGCACAGGTCCGACGGGAGAATCAGCGCGTTGGCCTGGGAGCTGGTGCCGGTCGACGTGAGGTTGTTGCTCAGGTAGCCGAGCTGCGCCTGCGCTGCGAGCGCCGAGCCGCCAGTACCCATGATGTTGCGGATTGTGGTCACTCGACCCTCCCAGAATTGGTGGTTGCGGGAGCCGGATTTGCACCGACGTTTCTAGGTTATGGGCCTCGCGGATTGCTACTTTCCCATCCCGCGGAGCCCATGCTACTTGTGCGGCACAGCCGCGTCAATCTCCGCGAGCATTGCCGCCTGGGTCTTGCCGGTGTAGTGCTCCCAGGCTTCATCGCTCATCAGGTGGATGGCGTACTTGCCGTGCCGGTGGTGCAGGTAGCACAGCGGGAGCACCTTGTCGTGGTCCCGAACCCCCAGCTGGCCGTCCTGCACGTGGTGGATCTCGGCCGGCCCCTCCCCGTATCCGAGCGCCAGGCACGCCGAGCAGCCCATCGCCCGGACCCGGTCGTGCCGGCGCTGCTGGCGCGCGGTGGGGCGGTTGCTCATGTCGTTCCTT